CCGCAGGGCAGACAGCAGGCGGGCAGGGGTTGCCGCCCTTCTGCCCCTTCTGCGACTTTTGAAATTAGTCTTTCTGCCCTTCTGCCCCTTCTGGGCTTTCTGCGATTTCTGCAAAAGTCCCTTCTGCGACTTCTGAGCCGTCATAGGCACTCTCAAGGTATTTCTGCTCAAGGGCTTTCATGTCCTTCTGCTCTCCCAGAGGATTGTTCGGGGTAAGTACCATTTCTGTCTGGTCTTTCATGCCGTCATAGTTCTTCTGCCAGAAAATGCCCGTGACAGGGTTCACCTTGCCATCCTGCATAAGACCCTCACGAAAAACGCCGCAGAACTGGCGTACCTTTTTGATGAAGTCAGAGCGGGCAGGGTTCCCCTTAACCACGTTCTCCCACTCCCACGCCTGTTCCTTCGTGATACCTATAGCCATATATGCAGCCTGGTTGCCCACCTTCATATCCCATTCAGAACACTTCTGCACATAATTCAAGAATCGTCTTTCCATTTCTGGCACGTCCTGTGTATCCAGTGGCTCCTTCGGCATAATCTCCATCATAAAGGCAGTCACCTTCGCATTGTACCCTTCTGGCATTTCTACCTTCTGAGATTGCATGATAGGACTGTTCTCCCTGGCTTTCACCAGATTCTTAGGACTGCTCTTCTGATACCCTTCTGTTCTTCTGGGCTTTCTGTCCTTTCCTCTTACTCCGGGTTTCTTCTGCTCTTCTGCCATTGTCCTTCTGCACCTCCTTCTGCTTTGCTTCTTCCTGCTCAAGCAGTCGTTTCTCAGCCTGCTCCCGCTTCCATCTTTCTACATAAGACTCCATATCTGTCTCCTTTCTGTCGGGCATGAGGTTGGTAGGGCAAATTCAATTTTTACAGTAAGTTTTTATAGATACGCGCGTACTAAGAAAACTTATAGTAAAATCTTATTTTACCCTACCAACCCCTACTAATTTGACTTCATACCCATGCCATAATAGACAGCAACACCATTTATGACACCTTTATCTGCATACCACTCCGGGTGTGCGGTCAGTTCTGCATTGAATTTCTTCATGCTACATACATAATAGCCACACCCCTTGCACCACAGTTTGTAGTTATCATAGAGTGATTTTGCTTTTGTGTACCCTTCATCCTTCCGCTCACACTTCTCTTCCAGGAATTGCAGTACCAGGTCATTGTCCTTCTCATACTGCTTGATGACCTTCTGCATACCCTGGGACATTTTCAGCCCGAAGCGGATATACTTGAAGTAGCCTGCTACCAACCATGTGAAGATACCCCGCATTGCTTCTGGGGTTTCAAAGTAGTCCTTGAGTCCCTTATCCTGCTCTTCATCAGTGAAGTGACGATTGAACTCAATGACACGCACACGGTCAGAAGCAAACAGGGATTTATCCTTTACCGAAGGGAGGTCATTACAGGACAGCCACATAGTAAACTGCGGCTTGAATGTGATAGCCGACTGATACAACTCACGGGCAGTAATGTCCTCACCACCTGTGTACTGCTTAATCGTAGCTTCATCCAGTTTGCCTGCGGTATCTGACTCACTCATGGTAACCATACGCTTACCTTTCAGCTTTGCCAATACCGGGTTCGCTGCTTCTGCGTTCTTCTGACGGTCACCACGGCAGATAAGTTCTACGGGAGCCACGGTTGAATAGTCACCAAGCAAGTGCTGAATAGCGTCAAGCATGGTACTTTTGCCGTTACGGGTGGTCTTACCGTGGAGGATGAACATACATTCTTCCTTGCTTGTACCTAAGATTGAATAGCCCAAAGCCCTCTGCAAATAGTCTGCCTTGTCTGCTTCGTTCTGGGTAACTTCCTTGATGAACTGTTCCCATCGTGGGCAGGTAACTTCCTGCAAGGTGTATTCAAAATTGGTCTGCATGGTCAAGAAATCATCCCATCTATGCTCACGGAACTTCATGTGTTCCAGGTCATAAGTACCGTTCAGACAGTTAATCAGATAGGGGTGAGTGTCAAACTGTGCCGCCGCAATCTTCATGCTGTCCGCAGCGTCCTTCATAAGACGGTCACGGAAACGGCGGTCACCCATCTTTCCCACAAAAGCCATATACTGCTTGCGCTTTTCTTCATCGGTAATCTCTCCGCAGTACAGAGCCATGAGTCGCACGAACTCCTTAATCTTTGCAGAAACCAGAAGCGCACCTACATCCTTGTGCCACTTGCCAGTTTCATAGGTGTACCAAGACTTTGCTTCTGGGCAGTAGCGGGTGTCATTCTGATAGCACTCAGAGAAGAGGTCAGCCATGCCCGCTTCATCCCAGGAGTACCCCGTGGAATTATCCTGGTAGGCGGTTTCCGGGTGGTGGTCTTTAATGTAATACAGCTTTCTGCTTATGTCCTCAGAGGTGATATACCTGCCATTGGACAACTGAAATAACTCATCACTCACTCTTCTGTACCTCCTTCCAGGTGGGCTTCAAACCACTCTTTCTGTTTCTTTGCCTGTAATGCACTACGCTTACAAGCCCTGGCAGAAGCAGCACAATCTTTTGCGTACTTCTTCCAGTCTTTCTTCTGCTCTTTCGTCAGCGGGAGTCCCACCGGGGTCTTGCCATTAGCAAGTTGACGTTCGTAGTCAGCGGCTTTGTCCTGGTAATTCCAGTAGGCTTTACCCTCACGCTGAAAAACTTCTTCACATTCGGGAATACGCTCCCGGAAGAATGCTTGCATCTGCTTAAACAGGGCTTCTGCGTGTTCCACGTCCATAGCAATATACTTTTTCAGCTTATTGAGTTTCCCGGCAGTACAAGGGAAGAAAGCTGGCATATAGATTGCCATGTGTCCAGAACTCCACTGGATACTCAGTATATTATCCATTGTGCTTTTCCTCCTTCCTCTCTTTGTAATCGTTACACTTCGGGGTGCAGCTATAACATAAATCGTATTTCAAATCACAACACAGGTTCCAGTCACCGCCACCGATGAAGTGTGAACAGGTTGCACAAGTGTCTTTCTCACCATTCATCGTCATAATCTCCTTCCAATGTATTGTGAGGACAGCCAGGACAACTGCTTACCCATTCTCCGTTTTCATCCAAGTGGTAGTCATCACCGTATCCTCCGCATTCATAGCAATAATCGTAGTCATCCATGGTTCTTTTCCTCCTTCATTATTTCTTCCCAGTCGGGTTCTGGCTCTAACGGACATTGATACCACTTCTCAAGTGAAGGACAGGTACATCCAAGGTCAGAGTCATACCAACCACACCTGCAATCAAAGCAGGGATTTCCAGTTTCTCTTCTCATCGTCTGTACCTCGTCACGCTTTCCGTAATGGTTTGCAGTTCCCGGTCATCAAGCGGCGGCTTGCATTGAGTCATGTTGACAAATTTCAGTTCCGCATAAATCTGTGCCGGGGTGTAGCCCGTGTTGTGCATTGCTCCCGCCAGGGAAGTAAGGGACAGGTTTCTGCCCCCGGAAGCAATCGGCGGGTAATCGGGGCGAACTGGAATCTTGCCGCCCTCTGGCTTGTTGAACTTCGGAGCGTATATTTTCTGTACCAGTGCAGACTTCCCGCCGTTCTCTTTCTCAACCTCTTTGAAGTACTTCTCCACCACATAATCAATGGCTTCCTGGTTTTCAATGATGGTCGGAAAGATAAGCTGTTTCCCGGTCATAATGAAGAACCTGCGGGCTTTGTAAATCTCAACCCCTGCAAGGTTGTTCTTACCATGGAAGGGAAGTGTACCCCGCAGCAGGATATGTACGCCACGTCCGCTTCTGGACTTCTCTGTGTAGGACTTGCAGGCGGTCATAATATCGGCGCAGAGAGGGGTCATAAGACCATCCTCAAAGCCTGCGTCAATATCAATACCAACCAGTCCGTTGTCTGCGAATACAAATCCCAGGTTATCATAATAGCCGTTCTCTACTGCCCACTCTGCCTGCTCAAAGGAACTCCATGTATCCGGGGCAGTAGAGGAAGCGGCTTTCTTCTCAAAGGCTTTCATGGGAATTTTGGAGTTATCCCAGGCACACACCCACTGATTCATATTCTTTAATTCCTCTGGTATTTTGGAATAATCCTTCATTCCCACACTCTCCTTATCCTGTGATTAACTGACTGTACGGCAGGGTTTCCACCCACTTGCAGAACTCACGCCACTCATCCAGTTTGTGATTCTGTCGGGAATGGTACATATTCTTGAGAACAGCGTAATTAAGCTGTACGGTTCTCTTCTGGTTGTAACAGGTCGGTAACATCTGAATCATCTGCCACCAGTCCTTCTTGTCCTTTCTCTGCAAGAAATCCAGACGGGCATTATTCATAGCGTCAATGACCATGCTGAACACAATGAGGTTCGTAGCAGAAAGGTGTTCCGTGCTGAAATCGCTCAGAACGAACTCCTTTGCCTGGATTTTGTGCATGGTGGAACAGGAGTTTGCTACAGTGCCTACCTTGTAGGTATCGTACTCTTTCCACCAATACAGGGGGGCGGTAATGTCTGCGGTCACGGTAATCATACGCAGATACTTCCCGTGGTCAGTTCCCGCAGCACCCAGGGTTTCCATCAGCTTCAAGTCTGCATTTCCAACACAGAGTTTGTTGTTAAATGAAGCACAGTCCTTATCGCAGCCACAACATTGAGTTGTATCGCTCTTATCCCAGGAATTTTTAGGGTTTCTCATACCACGGATAGCCGCCTGCCATCCGTAGGTTTCGACTTCATCAATCTTTATCACAACTCACACCATCCCTTCTGCGGACTCTCATGTAGTCCTTATAGTCCAGGTCATTCATCTTTGCCGCTCTGTGCAAAGCCTGCTTCTTAGTTCCCAGTGTGCCGGGGATAGGCTCTTTACTGCCTACCTCATGCACATAATAACGGCTACTGCCTTTCTGCTTTGATACGGTATATTTCAGAATCATCTTCTTCGCCTTTCTTTTCAGATTCTCTATAATGAACTCTGGCTCCAACTTGCATAAAACACTGAACCAGTCGGAGTAGAAGAACCGTTCCAGTTCTGCCAGGTTGCAGTTCGTAGTTGGAACAATGAACCCTGCCAGTAAACTGAGGTAATCGTCTACAGCCTGTTCCACAATCCCGAATCTGAGATTTTCCAGTCCAATGTCATGCAAGCTTCGTCCCCCCCCCATTACATAGACCTCCGTTCGGCAATCTCTGCCATCTTCGCAGCATTCAGACGGGTATCGCCATGAACACGGGAGTAGGACAGGTAACCGTTCATGCGGTCAATCTTCGTGAGGTTGGTGCTTCCACAGACCGGGCAAACATCCATCTCAAGTTCCTGGTGTCCGCAGTCATCACAGTAGGCAAGGGAAAGGTTCACACCTTCGTAGAAACCAAGCTGCATTGCTCTACGAACCAGGGTCTTGACTGCTTCCCGGTTGTAGGAAATCGGATAGCGAACATACTGAATCTTGCCACCATTGAACATATCCCAGAAACGTCCTTCAAGGTTTTGCTTTTCAATCGGGGTCAAGTCCTCTGTCACATGACAGTGGAAGGAGTTGCTCACATACGGGCGGTCAGATACATTTTCGATAATGCCGTACTTCTTACGGAACTGCTCAATCTGCAAACCACACAGGCTTTCAGCCGGGGTTCCGTAGATTGCGTACAACCAACCGTCCTCATTCTTGAACTGCGTAACCTTCTGGTTGATATGCTGCATAACTTCCAGGGCAAACTCTCCGTCCTCTGCAATGGACTTGCCGTTGTAGAGCCGCTGCAACTCATTTAGTGCTGTAATACCGAAGGAAGCTGTCATGGGTTTCAGCAGGGGCTTGATTTTCTCAGACGGTTTGAGGTGTCCACCGTATACGCCGCCCTCACAGTACATGATAGGGTTGGTACTGGCTTTCATCTCACCCAGATATTCATAGGTACGCTTGTGAACCCCTCTAATCATTTCCAGGTAGTAGTCCAGAACTTCATAGAAGTCACGGCTTTCGGCTCTGGCTTTTGCCAGAATCATAGGCAGGTGCAGGGAAACCGCACCGACATTGAAGCGTCCCACAAATACAGGCTTGTCATCTGCGTCCGCAGGCTTCATGCCGCCACGCTCAAACCACGGGGAGAGGAATGCACGGCAACCCATAGGGCTTATCACTCTACCGTACTTTTTGTACATCTCAGCCACATAGCCGTCACCCGTAAGGGAAAGCCAGTCTGGATACATGGTCTTGCTGCTACAGTCAATGCCTGCTTCAAACACGTCCTCATTGAAGCCGCCCTCACCGTGAAGGTTTTCGTCATAGAGGAAAACCAGTTTCGGGAACAGCACGGGCTTTTTGAATCCCGGCTTTCCTTCGCCCTCCATGTGAACCTTGAGGAAGGTCTTGCTTGCCATCTTGCCGAATACATCAGTAGCCAGTCCGAAGGTCATAGTGATGAACGGATAATCACCACGGGAAGAACCCACAGTGTTCAGCTTCATCTCAATACCCTGGAAGCCCTGCTCATAATCACGCTGTACCTTGCTCATAGCCCAGTCTTTTACGTCCTGGGTGAAGGTCTGCTGATTGCGAATTTCCATGTACTCAGCGCAGTACTTTTTGTAGGACTTCTCTGCATACGGAGCAAGAATCTTGTCCACCTCCGGGACAGTGAAGCCGCCGTACTGCTGTGACGCTGTAGCCAGGATAATATCTCCCAGAACGTCAAAAGCGGTATCAAGAGTTTTCGGCTCATTGTACCAGACGTTGCCCATCTCAAAGCCGCCGCTCATAATAGAGGAAATGTCGCACAGGCAGCAGTTCATAGTATCAAGGCGGGCTGACTGGTCATGGATATAAATGTATCCGTCCTTGCAAGCCTGCAACTCATCATTGGTCATAAAGAACTTGCGGTACAGTCGCTTGTTCAGTTCGTTGAAAATCAGACAACGCTTCGTAGCAACCAGGGTGGAGTCCGTGTTTGCGTTCTCCTTATCGCCCAGGAAACGAATGGACTGAGATTTCTGATAGACCTCATCCATAATGTGAACGAAATCCTTCTTGAAGTTTCGGTAATCCCTGTAAGACTTTGCAATCTTCGGGTTGACCTCATCAAGAACCTGCTCCACAATGTTGTGCATATCTGCAACGTGAACCTGTTCCGGGAAACGCTCAGTAACGATAGCCATAACCTTAGATACAATCTCATGGTACTGGGTATCGTCCAACTCAATCATTGCACGGGCGGCAGACTTACTGACGGCATTGACAATCTTCTGACCGTCAAACTGCTCAATCGTGCCGTCCTTCTTAATTACTTTCATGGAGTATAACCCTCCCTTCCTTTAAGGACTGCGGGACATTGATAACTCTCTGGTTGGTGGAACCTGCCCAATGATAGCCCACATCCTTCAAATCTTCTTCAAAACGTCCGTCCACCAGAACGTCAATGTAGTCCAGAATCGCTCTACAATAGAAGTTGTCAGCATTTATCTCTTCCCATGTGTACCCGGTATAGAGCCAGATAGTCTTGTGGGAGAAGAACTGCTTGACCTTCTTCACAAGCCATAAAATCTGACAACGATTGACGGGGTGCAGCGGGTCACCCCCGGAAAGGGTAAGACCGCTGATATAAGGCTTGCTTAACTCCGTGCAGATTTCATGGAAAGCTGCTTTGTCAAACTCAATCCCGTCTGTGAAATCCCAGGTAATAGGGTTCTGGCAGTTCTTACAGTGGTGTTCGCACCCTGCAACCCAGAGAACTACCCGTAACCCGTCACCGTTGTTCATATCATCGTGCGTGATATTGTGGAAGTTCATTAAATATCGCCTACCTTACGATGAAGGGAGTTCTCCACCGTAAAGCCCTCTGGGTAACGGGCTTTCAGCTTGTCAATGTTCATCTGCATGACCGTATCAATGTCCGTACCCAGTGCGTCACACGCTTCCGCAATCATCCAGAGACAATCTCCCAGTTCCTTTTCCATATGTTCAAGGTTCACTTCATGTCCCTGGTACTTCTTCTGTAAGATACCCGCAACTTCTCCCGCTTCGCTGTTCAGACCGAACACTGCATGATACAGACGGTCAGCCTTGCAATCGTAGGGAATGCTGCAAGTTCTAATGGCTAATGCCTGGTATTCCTTGCCTGTCATAGTTACTTTTCCTCCTGCGCTTTCTGCTCATCACCTGCCGCCTTGATAGCAATAGCGGCAATACCACCGATACCAACAATCAAGCCTGCCAGAAAGCAGGCAACTCCAATGGCTACAATCATGACTTACACCTCCTTAGAACTCATCGAAATGTTTCTTGATACTCTTATGAGCCTTATGAATTGCCACCAACTGTGCTATTACCACAATGACGTAAAGAACGCCTGCGATGATTTCCGGGAGCAGACATACCCACCATGCCCAGGTAATAACTCCCAGTAACTTTAAGACGATGAAAATAATCGTCAGAATCTCAGTGAATCCCATTTCTATATCCTCCTTAAATTTTGAAAATTCGTGCTGCCATCATGTCAGCGGTATGAGTCCACAGGACGTTCGGGTATTTCTCAATGGACTTCCCGTACTTATCCCAGTTCTCCTTGTCATCAAAGGCTCCCATGTGCCAACGGATACAAGCCATTTCCTCATCTGTGAGGTCAACAATCTTCTGTGCCAGAATCACGGACTTGTCACCGTGTCCTGGCAGAAGAATGTCGGGGTTGTAGCTGTATGTGCCATCCAGGTTGTGAATGTACGAATCACACTTACAGAGGTCATGGAGCATACCCACAATGTAGGGGCTTGCCTTGCGCTTCCAGTTCAGACCCATCCTCTTTGTCAGCGAAAGCAGAGAAGAGGTTACTGTAAAGCTATGGTCAAACAGCCCGCCCTCATAGTTCCCGTGGTACTTCGTAGAAGCAGGAGCCGTAAAGAACCCCATTGTCATCAACTGATTTTTCAGACAGAACACATCCGTACTGGACAGCCCGCCCCTCATCAGCTTCTCAAACGCCTTGACACGATTATCTCGTTCACTCATGTTTCTTCATTCCTTTCATTCAACTTTATAGAATATAGACCATTGGAGAGTTCAAAGCTACACTTCTCCCTCTCCGCAGGTCATTTAATTAACCCAGAATGCTGTCCAGGTCGAACTTCTTACCGCTTGCCTTTTCAGCAGGTGCAGCCGGGGCAGTAGTCGCAGGTTTGCTTTCCTTCTTCGGAGTAGGGGCTTCCGCTTCGTCAAAACCATCCGCAGGCTCCTTATCACCCAAGCGAACGAACTTGAGCATTTTGCCCGGAGTCTTGTTAGACTCAACCTCTTCGTGGTCTACCTCACAGCGGATATAGTGACCAACAAGTTCCTCATGGTCAATCTCCGTCAGAGTGTAGTCATTCAGTGCCGTCTTTGCGAAGTAGCTGAAAGCGTTTAGACCTCCCTGGTTCGGCTCACCGTCTGCATTCAGCAGAGAGAAGCGTTCAGTGTGCTTCTGACCCGAAGCAAGCTGCATAATAATCTCCATCTTGCCGAAGTCCTCTTTGTACTTGACCTCAACAATCTTAAAAACGTGGGTTCCCTTCGGAATAAGAGTGAAACCCTCACTCAGTCCAATCTTTGCCATTTTAAGTATCCTCCTTATAAGGTGTTTAATATATCCAGAGATTTCTTCTTGAGAGAATCAATGCTCTGAGTACCTGGTGTGTAAATCTGCTTGAACAGGTGTTCCAGAACTGTAACCACGATGGAGTTTCCTGCCATCTTGTAAATCTGTGTTTTGGAGATACCATTCATTGCAAGCAGTTTATAGTCTGAGTCTGAAAAACCCATTAACCGAAAATATTCTTTCGGAGTCAGTTTGCGGTATCTACCGTTTGCCAGTACTTTCACCTCACGTCCCCCCCC